CTTCGCGCAGCTCGCCGATGCGGTGATCGGGCCGGAGTCGGCGATCACGAACTGCGTCTCCTTCGAGCCGATGCTCAAGGTGGTGATGCTGTCGCATTCGACGGTGGAGAACCTGACGCGCGACTGGGTGGAGACTGTGACGATCGCGGTGGACGGCCTCGATTGCTATCCGTGCCACCGCATCCACACCAACATGGACTATTGCGCGGTCGACAAGGAAAGTCGCGCCGCCGCGTGCCAGGCGTCGATCAAGCCGAATCAGGTCGCCGACGTAGTGGTCGAGTACATGAACTGGCTGGCCGAAGAAAGGAAGGCTGCGTGAGCTTCACCGAGTCGCTCGACGCCTTCTTCGGGGATCTGTCGGTATCCGCGACGATCGTCACCGGCACCTCGACCTCGACGGCGAACGTCTACTTCGACAGTCCGTCGACGATCGGGTTGGCCGGCGCTGTGGTGATGGACGCGCCGTCGATCGTGGCGCAGGAGTCCGCGGGCCTCGCTCGCGGGTCGACCGTGACGATCTCCGGGGCCGGTTACACGGTGCGCCTGGTCGAAAAGCTCGACGACGGCGCGCTGGTACGCGCCACGCTGGAGGCGGCATGACCAGCAAGGCCGAGAGCATCACGCAGGCGGTGGTGACCGCGCTGGGCACTCCGACGATGACGGCGGTGCCGACGGCGCGCGTCTTCCGCGACCTGAAGGACGCGCTCGCCTCCGACCAATGGCCGGCGATTGTGGTCGAGACTGGCGACGAGCAGGAGCCGGTGCGGGCGCTGATCGGCTACAAGATGCGCCGCGTCGACGTGCTGATGACGATCTTGGCCGACGGCGGATTCTCGGACGCCGACGCCGCGCTCGTGGAGGCGCACAACCGGCTGGCGGCCGACCCGACGCTGGGCGGCCTGGCGTTCGAGTTCGACGAGTTGGAAACGACCCGCACGCGCGAGGGCGCCGCGCAGAACGTGGTCTCGGTGACGAAGACGTACCAGTACAGCTTTCGCACCACCGAGGCGAGTCTGGAATCGTAGGAGAACGAGATGGCATTCGGTCGCAAGTTCAGGAACGTGGTGATTCTGGCGAAGGTCGAGACGACGAAGGGCACGGATTCGACGCCGTCGGGTTCGGCCAACGCGATGCTGCCGGTCGGCGAGGTGACGCTCACGCCGATCGACGCGGAGCGGGTGCCGCGCAACGTGATCCGCGGCTACTTCGGTGCGCCGGATTCGCTGCTCGGCTCGACCTGGTCGCGCATCGCGTTCAGCGTGGAGGCGGCGAGTTCCGGCACCGCCGGCACCGCGCCGGCGTGGGGTGCGCTGCTGCAGGGCTGCGGCTTCACGGAGACGGTGTCGACGGCCTCGCGCGTGGAGTACACGCCGGCCTCGACGAGCCTGAAAGGGGTGTCGATCTACATGTACGCGGACGGCCTGCAGTACACGCTGATCGGGTCGGTTGGGAACCTGAATGGCGCGGCGAACGTCGGGGGGATTCCGCTGCTCAACTTCGAGTTCCTCGCGCCTTACGTGGCGCCGACCGCAGTCAGCAACCCGTCGACCACGCTCACGAGTTGGCAGACGCCGAAACTCGTCAACGACGCGAACACGGTCGATCTCGTGGTGGGTGGCACCTATTCGACCGGCGCGATCAGCGGCGGCACGAGTTACGTCTCGGGTGGCGTCGAGTTCGATCTGGGAAGCCAGATCAGCCGGCGCGAACTGATCGGCGCGAAAGAGGCGGTGATCTCCGATCGCAACATCACCGGCACGATCAAGACGCTCGACCTCACGGCCGCGCAGGAAATCACCGTGCAGGGACTGGTGACGGCCAACACAGCGACCAGCATCGGCCTCACGCACGGCACGGCGGCCGGCGGCAAGGTCGTGTTCTGGTTCGGCCAGGCCAAGCTGCTCAACGTCAACCCGGTGAACCTCGAAGGGGTATGGACGTCGGACGTGCCGTTCGAGGCTCCGCCGAGCGCGGGCAATGACGACATGAGGATCGTGGCGCTATGACCTTCAAGCTCAAGCCGAACCCGACCTTCTGGGCGAAGGTCGAGATTCACCGGCCCGGGGAAGGTCCTTCGGTGCTCGAGGTGGAGTTCGCGCATCGGGGTTTCCGCGAGGCATCGGAGCTGGCCAGCGAGATCAGCGCCGGGATGTCGCGCGAGCGCCAGCTCGAGGTGCTGGTCAGCCTGGTGCGCTCCTGGCGCGGCGCGGATGGCGAGTTCTCCGAGGCGGCGCTGCGGGATGCCGCGGAGGATTTTCCTGGCTTCGCGGTGTCGATGCTGACGGCGTTCATCGAGGAACTGCGGGGCGCGCGCCGAAAAAACTGATCGAGATCGCGCGTCGTCTCGTGTCCGGCGGCCGGGACGATAGCGCGATCCGGGCCAACGCCGCGAACGCTGGCATACGAATCGAGCTGCCGCCGGACCCGGGCTGCGAAGTGTGGCCGGAGAACTGGATGGTGATGCAGGTGGCGGTGCGGATGGTCTCTCAGCTCAACGTGGGATTCGGCGGCGTCGTGGGCTTTCGCTACGAGGCGCTGCCTGTCATCTTTCGCGCGCTGCGCGTGAAACCTGCTGACCACCTCGACACGATGGACGCGCTGCGCGTGGTCGAGGGTGAGGTCGCGCGGCTGCTGAACGAGAGGCGCTGATGGCGAACCCCGAATCCAAGTTCGTCGTCAGCGCCGAGGATCGGGCGACGGCTGTCCTCAAGAAGGTGGCATCCGAGTTCGGCGCCCTTGGGAAGGCATCGTCGCTTGCCGACACCGTCCTCGGGAGCTTCGGAAAGGGGTTCCTGACCAGCCTGGCCGGCGGCCTGTCGTTGGGCGGCCTCACGGCTGCGGTCAAGTCGGTCGCGGACCTGCAGGACCAGTTCGGCAAGATGGCCCAGAAGGTGGGCGTCGGCGTTCAATCGCTCACCGAGCTGAACTATGCGGCGAAGCTCTCGGACGTTTCGACCGAGGACCTCGAGACGGGTCTGACGCGCTTGACGTCGAAGATGGGCGACGTTGCGCAGGGCTCGAAGGAAGCAACGGCGGTCTTCGACGCGCTCGGGGTCAAGGTCAAGAACAACGACGGCACGATGCGATCGTCCGAGGAAGTGCTCAAGGACATTGCGCAGCGCTTCAGCGAGTTCAAGGACGGGTCTACGAAGACCGCCTTCGCCGTCGAGCTCTTCGGCCGATCGGGTGCGAAGCTGATCCCGCTGCTCAACGCTGGTCGCGGCGGCTTGGCGGAGATGGCCGAGGAAGCGCGTCGGCTCGGGATCGTCTTCGATGAGAAGGCCGCGAAGGCAGCCGAGCAGTTCAACGACAACCTGACCCGGCTCGGCCAGGCCGCGCAGGGCCTGAAGATCGAGCTGCTGCAGGGCCTGATTCCGCCGCTCTACGAGATCACGCAGCGGTTCATCGAGGCGCGCGCCGCCGGCATCGACTTCATCGACTCGCTGGACATCGCGGCGAACATCAAGGGCTTCGGCACGCTCGACGAGAAGATCGCCGACGTGCAGCGGCGCCTCGAGGTAGCGAAGTCCGGTCAGTGGACGGGGCTGTTCTCGAACGACGTCAAGGGCCTGCAGGCCGAGCTGGAGAAGCTGCTGGCGCTCCGGCGGCGCGTCGAGGGCCGCGAGACCGCGCAGCATCCGGCTGGGTTCAATGCGGCGCTGCTGGCGCGCGGCGCGACGTCGGGCGCAGAGCCGCCGCGGCTGCGCGGGCCTGCCTCGGCTGGCGCGAGGGATTCGGACTTCGACAAGTACCTGCGTCAGCTCGACGAGCAGATTGCCAAGACGGCTGATCTGACGACCTACGAGCGGCTCCTCTACGACGTCGAGTCTGGCCGGCTCAAGGGCCTGACGGACAAGCAGCTCGAGGCGCTGCGCACGAAGGCCGAGGCGGTGGATGCGGCGCAAAACGCGGCCGAGGCGGCGAAGCGCGAGGGCGAGTTTCAGGAGCTGCTCAATCAGGCGAAGCAACGGGAGATCGATGCAAACGACAAGCTCATCTCTCAGATGGAGGACCGGGCCAACAAGTGGCTAGACGAACTGGACCCGATGCGCGAATTCATCCGGCACATCGAGGACGTCGATCGCGTGGTGGCCGAACTGCAGAAAAAGGGCTGGATCTTCACGCCGGAGCAGATCGCCGCGATGAAGGAACTGGGGAATGGCCTGAACGCCAACGTCGAGGTGGTCGACAAGACCAAAGACGCCGCGCGCGAACTTGGCCTCACCTTCCAGTCGGCGTTCGAGGACGCGATCATCGGCGGCAAGAGCCTGCAGGACGTGCTCTCTGCGATCGGTCAAGACATCGCGCGGATCTTCATCCGCAAGTCGATCACCGAGCCATTCGCCAACTGGTTTGCTGGCCTGAATCTGTTCGGCATCCCCAGCCATGCCGACGGACTCGAGCGGGTTCCCTACGACGGCTATATCGCCAAGCTGCACGCCGGCGAGAGGGTGCTGACGGCCGCCGAGGCGCGGGGTGAGCGCGGCAAGTCGGTGTCGATCTCGCAGAGCTTCACCTTCCAGGGCAACGCCAGCCGCGCCGAAGGCTACGCATTGGCGCAGCGGGTCAAGGCCGAGACGATCGCCGCGCTGCGAGAAGCCGGCTATCGCAACGACCAGGCGGTGACGGGATGAGCACGATCACCTGGCCTTCTACCGACATCTTCAAGCCGGCGACGTTCGAGATCGCGCTGCGCTCGAACGTGCTGATCTCGACCTCGCCGCTCAGTGGCGCCATTCAGACGGTCGAGCTACCCGGCGCGCGGTTGGTCATCGTGATGACGCTGGACCCGGTGGAGTGGGCCGAGCAGGCCGAGCGCGAGGCGCTGTTCGCGCAGATCGCCGGCCAGGCCAACCGGGTCGCGCTGTGGCACATGGTGCGCCCCGCGCCGCGGGGCACGATGCGCGGCAGCCCAACGCTATCGGCCACCGCAAGCGCAGGCGCCACGAGCCTGTCGATCAGCACGACGTCCGGCGCCACGGTGCTCAAGGGCGACATGGTGAAGATCGGCAGCCAGTTGGTTCAATCGACCACTGACGCGACGGCGGACGGTGCCGGTGCGATGACCCTGCCGATCGCGCCGATGGTGCGGACCACGGTGGCGAGCGGGCAGGCGGTGAGCTGGGACGCACCGACCGCGACGTTCATTTCGACGCAATCCGAGTTGCGCGTCGGCTATCGGCCAGGCATCGGCGAGGCGATCTCATTGGAGTTCGTCGAGGTGTTCGCGTGAAAACGATCGGCAGCAACGCCGCGGCCGTCCTGACGAGCGACACGGCGCGGGGCTGCGCGTTCGTGCAGCTGGATTTCACAAGCGGAACGCAGCGGTACACGACGCTGCCGTATACCGTTTCATGGGGCGGCAACGACTGGACGGGGCTTGGGAGTCTGGTCGATATCAGCGAGATCAGGGAAACCGAGGCGCTGGTCGCAACTGGCGTCAAGATCACGCTCTCTGGGATTCCGGCGTCGTTCGTGTCGCTGGTGCTGTCCGAGTCGATCCAGAGCAAGGACTGCACGATCTGGTTTGCAGCACTCGGCGCAGATGGGAGTGTGCAGGACACTCCTCCGATCGAGTTCAAGGGGTCGGTCGACAACCCGGAGATTGCGATCGACGCGCCGAACTGCACGATCTCGATCAACGTCGAGTCGGCGCTTGCGGATTTTGCGCGGCCGAAGGTGCGTCGGTACAACGACGCCGACCAGCAGGCCGAGTATCCGGGCGACAAGTTCTTCGAGTTCGTGCCGCAGATGACCGAGCGCACGATCATCTGGCCGGCGCGCCAGTGGTTCAAAGACAATGCGTAGAGACGACTGGCCAGCGCGGCTCACTGAGTACGTCGACGCGCACAGAATGACGCCGTTCGGGTGGGGTTCGCACGACTGCGTTCTGTTCGCTGCCGGGTGGGTGCTCGAGGCGACCGGCGTCGATCCGATCGGGGACATCCGTGACCAGTGGGCGGACGAGCGTTCGGCGCTGCGGCTCATCAAGTCGCTTGGGGGGCTGCGGTTCGCGGTCGATGAGCGGCTCGGCAACCCGATCAGCACGGCGCTTGCATGGCGCGGCGACCTGATCCTGCACGAGATCACCGAGCGGCCGGGGCTTGGCATATGCCTCGGCGCGGAGTTCGCAGCGCCGACCGAGGACGGAGGACTGTCGTTCGTGCCGATGTCGGCGGCTCGCATGGCGTGGAGGGTCTGAGGTGCCAGGACTCCCCGGAACGATCGCAATATGGCTCGCCGAGGCGGGGTACGTTACTGCGGCGGCATTCGTCGCAACGTATGGCTCTTATATCCTCACTGCGGCGCTGGTCGTCAACGGGGTTATCTCTGCCAGGAACGCACGCGCCGATGCACGTCGCGCATGGGAAGCGAGCCTGCAGGACCGCAAGCTCGTCATCCGGTCGTCCGACTCCCCGCGAACGATCACCTACGGCCGAGATCGGGTCGGCGGAACGCTCGTCTACGCCTGCACGTCAGGGACGAATAGCGAGTATCTGCATCTGGTGATTACGCTCGCCGGCCATGAGATCGACGCGATCGAGGAGGTCTACGTCGGCGAGGACGCGCTCGGGACGCTGGACGGTTCCGGGTGGGTGACATCGGTAAGCCGCTACTTCGATCCAGAGACGGTCGTCGTGTCCGAGTCCTACGCGGTGTCCGCCGGCACGGTGTCCATCATCAACTCGCCGACCAATGTGCTGTCGGTCACGATCCCAGACCCTGTAGACCCGACGCAGACGCTGCAGGTGCCGTACACCTACGTCGGCACCACGATCACAGTTTCCACGTCCTACAACGGCCAGACGGTCACGGTAACGTACTCCTACGACTCGGGCATCGCCTACGTCCGGGTCAAGAAGTTCCTCGGGGTCGCGGCGGGCGAGCGCGACACCGACCTCGAGACGGACTCTGCCGGCCAGTGGACGTCGGCGCACCTCGGCAAAGGGGTTGCGCGGCTGCACGTCACGCTGCGGTACAA